GTGACAAAATCACCATTTATACAGCCGTGCCCAGTATCCGTCACTGTAACGGTTGTTGACGCTGTAAGCGCAAACGGATTGGTATTGATTGTTACCGTTGTTCTTAACGGCGTTACGTCGTAGTACAAACCACCTTGTTCGATGTAATACTTAAGGTTTGTGCCAACGCCAAGTAAATTTTCAAAACCTAAAGTAACCCAATTCCAAAGGGCTCGGCAAATCCCAAGAAACGTGCTTGACGAAATACGCTCCCAGCCACCAATCTTTTCTGGCGTTCCTTGGCGAAACCGCACTTTGTCTGATACATACCAACCCGATTCATTTGTGTATCGGGTGTTTTCCCGGTTGACACCAGGCTTGTAAATAATTTTTGATAACGGCATGTATCACCTCATTAGCGCAGCCTCCGCTGCTCGTCGGCGCGTAAGCCCAGGGAGGACTCTACCAGAAGCTTTGTTCCATTTCAGGCACTCTGTTGCCGCTCCTTCCCAGTCCCCCGCATCAATGCGTTTTTTGAACGTACTGATGCGGTAATTTCCTAACCCACAATTGTACGCCCAAGACAAAACTGCGGCAAGTCTGCGCGGAGCCGCGCTCGGCAGCGTAGGCGACAGTTTACAAAGACCACCAAGAAAGTAATGCACATGATGGTCAAGAGCCTCTTCACACTGCTGCACCGTCCAGACAGTGTGCGGCGTAATGTCCGGCCCTGTTGAACCGTATCCTATGGTCCACGGCGCGCCGCCAGAACCCGGATCTGGATAAGCCTGCACCAGACCATCGGCCCGACGACGAGCAAGACCTTCAAATGGTTTAATAAGTACATTACAAGCAAGATCAATTGCTTCTTTCACCGCTGGTACTTCTCAATGCTACGACCAATAAACCAAAACGTGAGACACATAGTAAATACACCAAAATCATCTGCGTCCCAAACCTGGTTTACTACTTCATACCACGGAGCATTAGTCTGAAATGCAATTACCAATGCTGCTGTTTTGACAGCGGCGTACATGAAAAAGAAACACCATGTAATTCCTGGTCTAACAAGGGCGCTGATTGCCGAGACAAACCATCCCGCTTGTTTTGCCGTCTCCTGCTGTTCCTTAAATGCCGCTTTGATCGTATCCAATTGCTGGATGGAGTAATCCACATACCGCTCTTCGATACGAAATTCGCCACGCAGTTTCTCCAAGTCGGTTTGCAGTCGAAACATGTTGAGTTCATGCTTGCGTTCGTTCGCTTTATCAAACAACTTGATGATCTCAGGAGCTAGGCGGAATAGCCCCCCGAAGATACTTCCCAAAAGACCCCCGCCTAGCAGATCGAACATACTACTCTTCCTCGTCCTCATCTACAGCTTTGAGCAACAAATCATAAATTTCACCAAAACCAGAGTCAATGGGTTGCTCGCCCAAAAACTCCATAAGTTTATCATACTGCGCTTCCGTCAAATCAACGGTCACAAAAACATCTTCCATGATTACTCCTTGACAATTTGTCCACGAAAAAAGGCCCGTCCTTCAATCACCTCGCAAAGCTCCGGTGGAGCCAAGCGACCTTCGCCGTCGAACGAGAGGACGGCAAAACCTTGGCACCAAGTTGTTGGTGCGTCTTCAAGATAGTGAAAAGCATCGGATTTGGGATCGGCCAGCATTCCTGTGGCGACTCCGTACNNTACCGACGGCCTCGATAATCTCCAAAGGGTTTAACTTCGAGTTGATGGGTATGCCCGCACACCATGTTGATACCCGAGCGCAAGACGTTGTTATACGTCGAGTGTATTCCGCTGTGGTACCGATGTTTTACAATCGTGTTCTTGTTAATAAACACCGACCAAGATTCATGCCAGTGCGGCAGGTGGTCTTTCAAAGACATACCGTATACATCACGAATCTCTGGAACCGCCGCCGCGAGGCGTTTCTCGAATCGAATATCGTGGTTTCCGATTGTTCTGTGAAGATACGCACCACGCGCTGCTTTCTGAATGCCAGACATTGCAGCTTGTACTGCGTCAAGTTCCTGCTTCAAAGTTGGTGGCTTAAACCACCCCATCGGAGAAAATGAACTCATGCTGGCGGCGTCGAGAATGTCGCCGTTGGCAATAATAAGTTTCGGCTTTACATCCTTGATGACTTCAAGGAGTGCTTGATAACCCACGCCGTCGTAGCCTGGGTAAAAGTGTGCGTCGCTGAAAATAACGACTGCGCCTGTAATGGTGGCTTCGACCCGCTTATTATCAGGCGGGATGACAATTGATGGTTTTGTTCTTAGATCGTCAGTAGGAAGTTCTATTTTAAGGCGACTTTGAATGTCGTTGCGTCGAGTATATACGGTTCGTACACTGATACCCAGCCGTTTCGCAACTAAAGTCGGCGAACCTAGCTCGCGCCAGGTCTCAATAAACTCCTCTTCTGTACAGGCAGCCTGCATATAAAACTCCCAGGTGTCATTTCAGAGTCCTATAAGTTTCTTAAAGAATGTTGCGGCCGCACCTGGGCCGAGGAGGACCGCCGCCATAACGGCGTATAAAATGTACTCAAGCCTTCGGAATTTGTTGTTCCCATCCTGAAACCGCTCGTCCACGCGCTTGAAAGATTCCTGGATACCCTTGTATCGCTCGGCGCAGATCTGCTCGTGCGTCGTAAGACGCGCCTCGACCTCAGGAATCTGTTTGAGTTCGGTCATGGTGTTTCACTCACTGGTATCCAAGAAACGGTTGCCTCGTCCCACATATGCCGCCCCTCGGGCATAGGGACAGGAGCCACCCACTGGCAAGTGTCGGGGTCAAGATTCCACGACGAATAAGGGCGAGGCGGCGCAAATCCGTTGATGGGGGCAGGCATGTAACTGTAGCCAATCCCTGCGTAGTTCTTGCGGAAATTGCTGTTGTAGCTTGTCTGTTTCCAAGTACCGCCGAACAACCTTTCGCAGAACGCCGCGCCGATGTGTTCTTTTTCTACACCGCTTGCGTCGGCAGTGTCTTTGTTGTCGATTACGACAACGCGCAAAACGATGTTGTTTTCATCAAGCTCTGCAAAATGAGCCATGCTTACCCCCTAATTTGGACAAAACTCTCGAATGGTTGTGTGCGCGCAAAGCTGTCTTGCATCTTCGTCGCGTTTAACGTGGTACGCCGATATGTGCGTATATCCCAGCTTTCTTGCTACATAAATTCGCTTGTGACCCATGTAAACGCGCAGCACCTCGCGCACATTGCGCCCGTCAAACTCTGGATTTGGCTCAGTCTGATGTTCGGCATACGGTGAAAAAATGATAATCGGATGCACCATGCCGCGCTGGATCATGTCGGCTTCCATCGTCGGCATAAAATGCACGGGCAGTTTGTTCATAAAAACGCCAAGATCGTTCAGTGCATATTCCGCATACCACTGAGGGAAATCGTTCCTTTCAGCCTTAAGTAGCTTCAAGACGCAACCCCGTTAAATCTACCTCTTCCCCGACGACACCGACAGGGAAAGTATTAAAACTAAGCGAGATTCGTGTGTCTTCGCCTTTGACTTCAGGAACCATGTGCGTCAGTGACGATGGGAAGAGAATCAGCTTTCCTGCTGTGGCTTCAAACCACCAGCTTTCAGAGTTGTACGGGTTCCACTGCTCAGGCGGAAACTTGATCTGCTGCCATCCATCACGGTAGAAGTAAATCCTGTCATCAGGGTTTGTCTGCACATAAAACACGCCTGAGATGTAGCTGTTGGGATGTGCGTGTTTGTGATGGTACTGCCCTGGTTCCGAGTAGTTACACCAGCTTTGAGTGACTCGTAGGCTGACATTGTGCTTGGGATTGACCGTGCTTTTGAAGTAATCCGACACCGCATCTTCGATGAACGAGCGTAGCGACGTTAGCGCAGGATCACGCAGCACAAAGTTGTTGGTAGACGTGGTGTTGCCCATGTTGGGTCTTGTTGGCAGTTCACGTATGAAGAACAACTCCTCATCGCTCAGCGGTCTACCAAGCTCTGCAAAGCCTACAGGGATGGGGAATAGGTTATGCAACTGCACGTTCAAATTCCTCACGGGCTATGCCCATCTCTTTTAATTGCTCATCGGTGTAGATCGTTGGGATGCTATCCTCAAACTCTCTGATCTTGTCAATGACCCAATACACTTCTTCTATGCTTGGGCATGGTCGTGGATCATCCCACCGAGTAAAGACGTTGTTACTGATTTCCCACTTTGCACCTGGACGAAGCAAGTGCATGGCTGTATCAATGCCTAGAAATTTGTAAACTTTTGTAGTCATGTTATTGATTGATTTTGATGATTACGATACCGGAGCCGCCTGCGCCTGAGCTGCTTCCATTATTAGCCACTCCGCCGCCACCGCCGCCGCCTCCCGCACCACCGGTTGCGGACGTTGCGGAGCCATTACCACCACCGCCTGAGCCGCCAGTTCCAGCGGTGTACGGCGCAAGGTTGACTCCACCGCCACCGCCACCAGCATAGGTAACAGATGATCCTGAAATTGATGATGCAGTACCGTTACCACCGTTTCCTGAAACAGTGGACGTTGCATTCCCTCCGGAAGCGCTAGCCCCTCCGCCCCCACCAGACGCAACTGAGGCTGGTGAGGCTGAGGCGTATCCTGCGCCCCCGTTATTACCTTGGCTTGGTGTGGTTGATGGCGTATTTCCAGCCCCACCGGTTGCGGGTGGATTATAACCCTGACCACCACCTCCAGAACCACCGCTGCCGCCGACTGTACCTCCACTATTACCACCACCGCCAAAACCACCGCCCGTTGATGTAATAGTTGAGAAAACAGAATCCGAACCTTTTGTTCCAGGTTGGCCGCTTACACCAGCCCCACCACCGCCGACGGTAATTGTGTAGTTTGTTATAGCAGTAACACTTAAACCTGTTCCGGTTCTAAACCCACCACCGCCACCGCCTCCGCCAACACGTCCACCACCGCCGCCACCAGCAACAACCAAGTAATCAATACTCGTCACACCCGTTGGCACTGTCCATTGTGTAGTGCCTTTGAACGTAAATACAGTTTGGCTTGGTACGGTGTACTTCAGGATAACAATGCCGGAGCCGCCTGCGCCTCCTGCGCCTCCTGCTCCTCCTGCGCCTCCGGCGCCAGAAGTTCCACTTATTCAAAATCAACCTGAGCCAAATCTCGTTGTTGAAGGTGGCGAACCTCCTGCACCTCCAGTTGTTGAACCTCCTGCACCTCCAGTGGTTGAACCTCCTGCACCGCCAGTGGTTGAACCTCCTGCACCGCCAGTGGTTGAACCTCCTGCACCGCCAGTGGTTGAACCTCCTGCACCGCCAGTTGTCGCTCCACCTGCTGGCGATCCTCAAGTAGATGGCGAAGGCGAAGGCGAAGGCGAGGGCGAAGGCGAAGGCGAAGAAGAA